ATGCCAAAACGAGGGCACAAGGCTTACTGCCTAGCAACACCACAGGCAAGCAAGGGCAACGGCACGGAGAAACATCAAGCCCCTTCCTCTACCGATACCGCCACAAAAGGAAAAGGAATGACTTATTACGAAACAAGCCGCCCCGATTGGGGAATGGACGAAATGTACAGGCGCGAAGAATTGCGAGACGCAGAAATTGCGATCGAAGAAAGCCGAGAAGATGAAAACAGGAAGAATTTCAAATTATTCCACGCGCAAATCATGCAACACGTCATCAAGGAAGCCTACGAGTTTCGCAAATGCGCTATCCAATGTGACGACTTGGAATACTCGCAGAATGATGGCGAATGGCGAACTTGCTTGTTAGACGGCGCGGAATTTATCGAACTAAGTAGCAACAAGTACGAAAACGAAGAAATCAAAGATGCGCTGATTTGGGCAACTAAATCAAATCACGCTGATTTACGAGTAAGCAAAATCGACGAACTGGCAAACCAGTGGAAGGAAGCGGCATGAAAGCATTAACCCAATACCTGACAGACGAAGCAAAGCAGGCACGGCGTGAGTTTATGCAAAAGGTCATCGCCCTGCCCTTTAACCCCAAAATCAAAGCTATGCCTTGCAATGCCGGAGCGAAGCACCCTGACATCATGCTAGGCAATGCCCGGCTGATTCTCTTGAGACACTTCAATGAGATGGTTTCAAGGCTTGAGCGCAAAACCGACCACAGCCGCGCGGTATTGACGGCCGCGCAATACGGAATCTTTGATATTAATCAACTTTTGCAGTAGGACAAAAAATGAAATACGCAATTCGCACAGTTTTAGCTGTGTCAGCCATCACGGTTGCCGCTTACAGCTTTTCCGGCAAATCCGAGAAGCCGGAAGAGCCTGAAACAATCAGCCAAGAAGCACAAGTTGAACAGACATACGAATCCATGCCGGACGAAGTAAAGGCCATGGGAGACGCGGAGATTAAGCCATGCAACACATTTTAACAGCCTGTTATGTAGCCAAGCCAAAAGGCCATAGGCAAACATTGCGGCGCACGAATGAGAAACGAAAGCAGCGGCTGAAAAGTATTTCAACCAGTTGCTGGAAGGCTGAATATGCGAATTAGATGTTCATCAATCGCCGACATCATCGGCAAACCGAAAACCAAAGGCGAAGCCATAACGGAAACCGCCAAATCGGCACTGATTGAGATGGCGAAGCGCGAATTATTCGGCTTTGAATCTTTCGATGGCAACGCCTATACCGAAAAAGGCAATCTGTTGGAAGAAACCGCCATCAAATACAGCGGCCTAGTTAGAGGGAAAGAGTATCAAAAAAACATCGAACGGCGTGTCAATGACTGGCTGACTGGAGAGTGTGATATTTACGATCCAGACGACCGCCTAATTATTGACACGAAGTGTTCATGGGACATCGGAACACATCCATTCTTCCGTGAAGAAGCCGAAAAGAAAGCCATCAAAGCCGGTTACGACTGGCAAATGCAAGGCTATATGTGGCTGTTTGATTGCGACCGTGCCGATATTGACTTTTGGCTGTTGCCCACGCCTGAAGATTTGCTGAAACCGTGGGAAGACCGTGAAAAGTACATCGACCTAGTGGAAGCCATCCCGATTGAGAAGCGCATAACGACCGTAACCGTCATGCGAGATGAAGAAAAAATCGAACTAATCAAAGAGCGTGTAACAGCCTGCCAAGACTACTACGAAACGCTTTTAAACCAATTCAGAAAAGGAGCTTAAAAATGAGTATCGCCCAAAACCAAGCAGTAGCACTTGCCAAACAATTCAACATTCAAGGCGATCCGCAAGAGCTAGTTCAAACACTCAAGGCAACCGCCTTTAAAGGCAATGCGACAGACGCGCAATTTAACGCCTTGATGATTGTATCAACACAATACGGATTGAACCCGTTTACCAAAGAGATTTACGCATTCCCCGATAAAAACAACGGTATCACACCCGTGGTCGGTGTGGACGGCTGGGCAAGAATTATCAACAGTCATCCGCAATTTGACGGCATGGAATTTACAGCCGATGCGGAAAGCTGCACTTGCAAAATTTACCGCAAAGACCGAAACCATCCGACAACCGTAACCGAATACTTGGAAGAGTGTAAACGCAATACCCAACCGTGGAACAGCCACCCGCGCCGAATGCTCCGACACAAAGCCATGATTCAAGCCGCACGTTTGGCGTTTGGTTTTGGCGGCATCTACGACGAAGACGAGGCGCAACGTATCCAAACACCCGAGACACCCAAAGAAGTAAAAGCAGACCCTGAGATAGATAGTCTGATTGCTGACGGCGAGGCGGCGGCAAACAAGGGTATCGAGGAATACAAAAAATGGTTTTCCGAGATTGGCGCAACAGGCCGTCTGAAATTGGGAAGCGAGAATCACGAACGACTCAAGAAAATCGCTGAAAACACCATCGAAGCCGAAACCGTAGAAACGTCAAAACCAACACCGACCGAAGAACAGTTCGCGGCGTTGATTGAAGCAGTATCAACAGGCGTTAAAGAGGTTTCCGAAGTGTTGGAAGAATACGCCCTAACCGAAGAACAAGCGGCAGAAATCAACGCCCTGTAAGGAGCAGTAATGTTTGCCGTTTTCGGGAAAGTCCGCGCCGAAGAAGAAAAACGGCGCAGGCTTGTTTATGACAAATTGCAGTCAAAGTGGTACGAGGACAGCAGGCAATGGAAGCGGTTGAGTAACAGCCGCTACCAAATCAGCCCTGAATATTCGTCCATGGACACCGCAGAAGAGTTCATCAGGCTGTCTAGCGGCAATCCTGACATTCACGTCGTTGGAATCAGGCAATCGCAGGAAGTTGACGGCAAAACCGTCTGGAAGCCTGTCAAATCAATTTTAAAAAGGAAATAAAAATGCTGAACAAAGTATTTTTAATTGGCCGTCTTGGCCGTGACCCTGAAGTGCGCTATATGCCGAACGGCGAGGCCGTCTGTAATTTCAGCGTCGCTACAAGCGAAAGCTGGAAAGATCAAAGCGGGCAGCGTCAAGAAAAAACAGAGTGGCATAACATCACAATGTATCGCCGCCTTGCTGAAATTGCTGGGAAATACCTGAAGAAAGGTAGTCAGGTGTATTTAGAGGGGCGCATTCAAAGCCGCAAATACGAGGGCAAAGACGGCATCGAGCGCACGGCATACGACATCATCGTAAACGAAATGAAGATGCTGGGCAGTGGTAATGACAGCGGACAGCAATCCGCCCAACACACACCGTCTGAACAACCGCGCCGACAAGCACCGGCAACACCCACCGCGCCTGCTGAAGACATCGACGATGACGTCCCGTTCTAGGAGTGAGACATGACGCAACAATTTAAATTCGGCGACCGCGTGCGCTACAAGTCGCCAGAAAGCAAATTAAGAGGCTTTGTAGCTTCCACCCGCAATCGTGGCCAAAACAAAATTATCGTAGCCTTCGAAGGAGAGGATTGGTTACATCACTGTTCCGGTGAAAACTTGGAGCTTATCCCCCATCCTGACACAATTCGACTTGATTGGTTAGCGGAAAATGATTGTGCGTTAACCAAAAAGCTTTGCGACGAAGATGGCGATATTCTCGAAACCCCAAATGCCGTTATCCAAAAGCAAGAAGACCATTTTGAGGTATTGGCAGCTACAAGCAACGACATCCGTGAAGCCATAGATGTTGCTATGGCACACATCGAAAGCAAACGATAACACCCACAGGCAGACGGCCTAAAACGTCCGAGCCGTTGAGAGGACGGCAATTAGCGAGGAAACAAAATGCAAACAGTAGCAACAACAGCAAAACCGACGGCAAGCCTATACAATCGCCCGAAACGTTATATCCAAGCGTTATTCGACATCATCAACGGCGAATCGTTGCGAGCCATCGCCAAAAAGATAAACGAAAAAGAAAACGTATTGCGCGAAGAGGTATTAAACGCCGCGTGGCACTTCTTCCGCGTGGCAGAGTGTAACAGTGCCGTTAAGCCTGTAAACAGTATTCCCGAATTGCGACAAGACGGCTACAAGGTACTGGCAGACTTTAACCGACTGAAAGATTTTATTCAGACGGCCATGCAGAAAATTCTGATCCCGTTCGAGCAAAACACAGGAATCAGCCTAATCAATTACAACCAATTCCGCAAAGACTTGGTACAAGCGGAAATTATATAAAAGGCAAAAAGAAAATGAGCAAAAATCCAAAGCAGAGAGAGTTTACATTTAAATATAAGTTTGGCGGTAAAGATTGGTCGGCATCTGTATTTGCCGACAGCATTGAAGAGGCGAAGCGGAAGATTCGGGCGCAGGCTGCGGCGGTTTACGAGGGCGAAATTGTGGCAAGAGTGCCTGTATTGTGTGGGGCTTCTTGGTTTAAGCGTTTTTTTAAAAGATAAGGAGTTATAAAAATGGAAGTTGAAACACTGAAAACTGCTATGCAGGAAGCTGAAAGATTCTTGAAACGCGCTGAGATTCTACTTGAAAACTCAACAGAGAATGGGGAATTTAAACACCTCCGTTTCCACTGCTCAAAAGATTCCGCCTCCGTAAAACGGGCGAGCCTTGATTTAACGCGGTCATTAGCTGATTTGCGACAAGGGCGATAATGCTCAGACGGCTGAATAACTACCAATCCGACAGGCGGCGGAAATACCGCCTGATGAAGATTAGAAAGGTGCGAAGATGAAAATTAATTTTGAAAATAAAACAGTAATCAAAACAGTAGATAATATTTTTTTAATACTATTCTTGTTACCATTATCCGTATCAGTGCTGTCATCTTTTGCAGCTTTGGTATTACTAATTTTGGCGCGGATTTTCTTCTTCTTATTCCTTTTGGCCTTATATCCTATTCTTTTGATTTTGAAGAGATTATCTAGTGGTAAATATGACCCAGTAAGTCCCTTCAAATATGCAAAATCAACTATCAAACACGCCAATAGCTTCTTTCTTGATATTTTAGATTTTTGCTTATATTGCAAGTAATAAAAGGATTTTTGAATGTACCTCACAACCCAAGAATGCGCCGACCTGCTACACGTCAAACGCGCAACGTTCGTCAATCAAACGTGCAAACAGGAAGGATTTCCGAAGCCTTTTGTCATCTCGCCGCGCAAACGGTTATGGCCGAAAGCAGAAGTCCACGAATTTATCCGCCGCCGCCGTCAGAAATAGAGAAACCGCCGTAACAGGCGGTTTTTTTTAATCCAGCAAATCAGCAAGTTCGCCAATATCAGGGTTATAGTACACATTCAGCAATATGCGTAAATCCTTATGACCGCTGATTTTAGCCAGTTGCATAGGCTCAACCCTAGCGGCCATTCGTGTCAGGGCTTTATGGCGCGTATCGTGGAAGTGGAAGCCCTCAGCCCCCTCAACCTTTGCCCTTGCACGTCTGAACATCACGTCAAGCGTGTGGGAGCTTATATCAAACACAGACCCACTCTCAGAGCGTGGTAGCCTATCCAATATCGCCATAGCCTTTTTCGACAGCGGCACGTCTCGACTGCTACCGTTTTTTGTCATTGGCAAATGCACCACGCGCCGGCTTAAATGCACATCACGCCAAGCCATGTTACAGATTTCCCCGGCACGCATTGCCGTCTCAATCGCAAACAAGACAGCCAATCCGATGCGCTGTTTTACCGTGATTATCGGCACACCATCAGCTACACCAAGCTCACGCACGACAGCCAAGACAATATCATCGGGCGGTATGTAGTTTCGCGCCTTGCCTTTGCCAGGCCGTCTGATTTGCAATAGAGGATTTGACGGCAAAAGCCCCCATTCTTTGACCGCCATTTGACAGACAGCCGACAGCGTTTCAAGCTCACGTCTGACAGTAGCCTCTTGTACCTCTTTTTTGCGATTATCGCGCCATTGAGCAAAATGATGTGGGCGCAGGTCGCTGACTTTTATATCAGCCAAATTTGATCGTAACGCACGATTCAGCCGGTATGTTTCCGCCCTATTGCCTCGCTTCGTGGGCGTGATTTCATCCCGGTATCGTGTCAGCAAATCGGCAAAATATAGGCTTTTGGGCGCATTGCCCTGCACGCCGTCCAAGATTGCCGCTTCAGTCCGCGCAGCCCATGCCACGGCATCAGATTTTAGGGTAAATGTTTCAGACTTGGTAACGCCTTTCAGACGGACTTTAACTCGATACTTTCCGTTGCGCTTTTCGATGGTTGCCATTGGTATATTATTGGGACAGTGAGGGGACACGGCATTATATGTTATAATCAATCCTAATCAATCATAAAGGATTGAATGGTGCAGATATGAGATTGATTTATATGTATAATCTATCAAAATCAATCCTAATCTACTATAATCAATTTGCTGTTTTATTGCACTCCGTCCGCACCACTCAACCCCTTTCAGGGGTTATTTTTTTGTCTAATCAAATCTAACACAGTAATCAAGATTCAATACTGGCAAGGCTTTCAGGTCAATATACCCCTTGCCAAGTGTCTAAATACCCCCAATGCCATATAATTGAATAAAGCAAAAGATGGGGGTATGATTCGGGGAATCTATCAATACCCCCTAAAAACATACCCCCAATGCCCCTGAACGACCGCCAAATCAAAGCTGCCAAGCCGTCTGATACTGGAAAGAAAGCCAAGTTATTTGACGGGGGCGGCCTGTATCTTGAAGTTACACCAGCGGGCGGGAAAATATTCCGTCTGAAATACCGTTTTGCCGGTAAAGAGAAAACACTCACTATCGGGAAATATCCGACCGTTTCACTGGTAGAAGCCCGCCAAGCCGCCGAAAACGCCCGCCGCATGATTGCACAAGGGCAAGACCCCAGCAAAGCCAAGCAAGAAGCCAAAGCAGCCCGACAAGCCGCCTTGTTAAATACTTTTGAGCATTTAGCCAAGCAATGGCACAAGGACAATTTGCCACGCTGGAAAGAACACCACGCGGAGCGGATCATGCGTTATTTGAAAAATGACGTTTTCCCAGTCATTGGAGAAATGCCCGTTAATGAAATTAAGGTAATCCATATCAAGAACCTGCTAGATGACATTATGACAAGGGGCGTTACTGATACCGCCGATAAAATCAGGGGCTGGATTGGGGCGGTTTTCGACTATTCCGCCATGTTGGAAATATCAGAAAACAACCCTGCCCGCCTGTTGAAAAATCACATTCCTAACTTACCCACCAAGCACAAGCCCGCCCTGCCCCGTGAAGAATTGCCGGAGTTTTACCGCCGCCTGATACTGGCAAACAATATAGAGCGGCAAAACAAAATTGCCATCATGCTGGTTATGCTGGTGTTTTTGAGAAATAACGAATTACGCGGCGGCCAATGGCAAGAAGTGGACTTTAAAAACAAGCGTTGGATTATCCCCGCCGAAAGAATGAAGCACGAAAAGATGAAGCCAAAGCCCGCTTTATGTGTTCCTCTTTCTGATTGGGCGATAGAGCTACTTCAAGAGTTACACACCCTGACAGGGCATAGCCGGTTTATGTTTCCAAGTAGAACCAACGTAAACCGCCATATCAGCGAGAACACACTAGGAAAAATCATTAACGAGAAACTAGGCTATAAAGGCAAGGCCACGCCGCATGGCTTCAGAGCAGTAGCAAGTAGTTTGCTTTATGAAAACAACTTCAACGGCGGCGCGATTGAAACACAGCTTGCCCACGTTGAAGAAAACAAGATAAAGGATTCATACGCCTACCAAGCCGATTATATGCCCCAGCGTATCGAGTTTATGCAATGGTATAGCGACTATTTGCGGGAGCGATACAACCAGGCATTACAGATGATTCAAAAAGACAAGGCAGATTAAAAATTCCCTATGCGCGAGAGTAAATATACTGGTTACTCTGGTTACCACAAAACTTTACAAATATAACTATATGAATATAAATATAAATACAAAGAAAAAGCGGTAACCAGTTAACGTAAATTTACTGGTTACCAACTGGTTACCACTGGTTACCATTTTATACAGAAAGAAATTAACCCTATGAAATACAGTGCATTAGATGTTTTGCTTTCGTTTGACCGCCTGGCCGTAGGAAACATAGAGCTTGAGACACTGGCACGGATCAACACGAAACGACGGCCGGTAGATTTGAGCATAGAGGCGGGGAACTTATAAACCCTTTTGAGCCAGTAAAGGCCGATAGATAACGGCTTGGCATTGATACAACTACAAACTGAAACAGAGCTAAAAATGAGTACCTATGATTATTGTCCTAAATGGTTTGATATTTCCAAGTATGAAGAAACCTACAAATGGGGGCGGGAAGATTGGGCAATCGCTTTTGAACATAAAATTTACCACTACAATGAGAATTTAAAATATGACCGTAATCCAGCTTTAGGTTATGACATCTGCAATGATTGTATAAACTCTTGGCAATCATTGTTTTTGGGTAATACTGACATTCCAGAAAATTATAGGGAACTACCTTTAACCAAGAATCTAATTTCTGATGATATGTACAAAATACCATTTGAAGACTTAGAGAAAACATTCCCCGATTCTTCCTTTCTCTCTTGCTTTAATGGATTGCTGGCAAAACATGGGGCTGATATTGTCGATTCTGACGGGGAAAAAATGCCCATTGATGAAATTTCTACCGTAGGGATTCAATTACCCAAACTAGGCCAATTCAGATATGAAAAAAAAGCAGGGGCATATAATTGTTTCACGCCGGTGCTGATTAATTTCCAAGAACATACCGATGATGATCTGAAAGAAATGTTTGAGTATTTCTTAAAGCAATACAGAGCATTTCAACTTTACGGCGGCCATATCCATATAAGCAAAAAATACGACATGGCAAGAACATTTAGCGATTCAGAAATAGAAAGCTTAAACCGTTTCAGAGTATTGCCATGCCTAGATTTACTGATTTGGGAGGCATACACCGGCCAACACTTCACGCATGAAGAACTGCTATTCTTACTCTTTGGCGATGGTACAGAAACCGTTATCAACCCAAAAACAGGGGAAGAATGGTTTCCCGATAAGTCCACAATCAAAGACAGCGTATTACCAAAAGCTATCCTATTATTGGAAGCAGTGGCAAACCCTTTCATGCATAGATATGATATTAAATGCAAAGAAATGAATGAGGTAATAGAATTTGAAGATGATTTTATAGATATGTATCAATTACATACGAAAAAGAAACAAAAATAACCTAAGTAAATTTTGAAATTAAAAGAGAGTTTTTCCCCGTTTTTTTCTCTCTCGAAAGCCGCCCACAGAGGCGGCTATTATTTTACTTGTCATCTAACCCCGACTAAGAGAAAGGACAAGTAAATGAATAATACTGTATTGAGAGTAAACGATGCCGCCCGCGTTATGGGCGTTTCACGAGCGACTATCTGGAATTGGGCAAACCCTAAGAGCCGCCATCACCGCCCTGATTTTCCTAAGCCGATCAAACTTTCCGCAAACATTACCGGCTGGCTTTCCAGTGAGATTGAAGAGTATATCGGCAAACTGGCAGCCAAGCGCGAAGAGTAGGAGTTTTCGGATCAATACGCGCGCGCGAAGCATGAGCGGGAATCTATCCCTTTAGACAAAATAAAACCGCCTGAATAGAGGGCTATTCAGACGGCAAGGAGGAAAAAATCTGATGAAAACTGATTATACCAACCACAAGCCCAAAACGCCAAGCCAAAGAGAACGAGTTTTAGCCCGATTGAGAAAAGGAAGTGCCACATCATGGGAGCTTTCACAGATGGGCATACTTAGCTACAACACACGCATTATGGAGCTTCGCAGGGCGGGGCATGAAATCATTACCGTGATGGAAGAAGTAACAAACCAATTTGGGGAAACCGTGAAGCGTGGACGGTTTGTATTAATCAATTAAATTAGGAGCTTTAAACATGAACATTGAATATGTAAAAACAGTTTTTGCAACCCGTCAAAAATTACTGAAAGAGGAAGAGGACAAATGCAGTGAACTGACCGCCCAAATTGAAGCGGCTGAAGCCGGTGTTTCAGAGGCGGAAGCGGTGATCAATGAATTTGCGGGGCTGAGAAGCAAGCGCAAAGGAATATTTGCCGATTTATTGAAGATGGGTAAACCCACAAACACCGAGGAAGCCAAAGAGCTTGATTCAGAGATTGCCGCCAAGCGAGAAGAGGCAGACCGCGCCGCTGATGTGCTGGAAGTACAAAAAGAACTGTTGGAAAGCCTGTTTAGTGATCGCCGCCAACATCTGAACCACATTTCAGAGCTTCGCAATTTGCTGGCTGTTTTCCGCTATGAAATGTTTATTGCCGGTATTGAAGAGACCTACTTACCTGAATATTTGGAGGCTGCCCGCACCTATACCAAAGCCGCCGCGAAACTGGCAGGAATCGGTAAGGCCGCCATTGAAATGAGAACGAATCTTCAGGAAAACGGTTTGCGGCCTGATTGCCGAAACTATGGGGAATTTATGCCGAATCGAATAATTGATTTACGTTTGCCTGGCTTCTTCAACATGATGGACAACACCGGCGGGGAAGAAAACGCTATTTTCGACATCTTTAAAGACATGGAGAAAGAAAAAGAAGCGGTTTTCAATAGCTTGAAGTAGTAACACCCAAACAGCCGCCCAAAGGAAGAAAAAGCTATTGGGCGGCTTTTTGACAGGATTAAGACATGACACCAAAGCAAGAACAGTTTGCCCGCCTGTATGTGGAAACGGGCAATGCGAGCGAAGCATACCGGCAAGCCTACAACACCGACAACATGAAGCCTGAAACGGTAACGAATGAAGCCTATAAGCTGCTACAAACCCCCGATATTTCCGCGATGGTAGACAACCTCAAGGCAGAGGCGCGGCAACGCCATGCGGTAACCGTGGACGACCTGTTGCACGAACTGGAGCAGGCACGGGCGGCGGCACTGGCAGCCCCTACACCGCAAAGCAGCGCGGCAGTATCGGCCACGATGGGCAAGGCCAAAATGCTTGGTTTATTAGTGGATAAAGCAGAAATCAAGGCAGAGGCGGAAATACAGGAAAAGCCGCAAAGCCGTATTGACCCGATTTTTGATTCACTCACAGAAGAAGAGAAGAAAGCAATCTTGGATTTAGCCAGTGAGACACATGGGGGCAAATGGGAGGCGGTAACACTTGCAGATATAGCCGCTGTTACCGGTAAAGACCCTGACAAGGTTTATTTTGCCTTATTGCTTATTACAGCACTGGACAAAATCTCATGTTAAATCGCCCAATCCTGTAAAAAACCATTTGACAGATTGAGCTTTGGGAAGCAGAATTAAGTTTATCTCTTAAATACAGTTAGCCCAAATCAGCAGGGTAAACGCTGATTTTTTATCGCCATTTTCTCTTATGGCGTTTGAAGCCTATTCACAGGCTTTGGACGGCGTATCAAAGTTTATGGCGGTGTGTGGTAACGGCAACGTCCACGCCTGACTAACTGCAGGAGAGAGCACCGCCCCCTATTTTGGGCATTTCTCAAATCTCAAACAGTTAGGAGCATTTCAAATGCAATCTTGTATTTCTACCCAAATCCAAACCATTCAAAATCAAGCCCAAACGGTAACCATCCCTTTAGAGCTGGCAAAACGCATTATGGACGCGCTGTACTACGGCGGCGAATTTATCGCCAATACGGGCGCAATCATCGACACCATTTGCGACAACATGGCCGACCATTCCGTCCGCAACACCCCCATAAGTGCGAGCGGAAGCACGGCACGACTTGCCACAGTCATTCAAACCCTAGTCCCCCATGCGGAAAACTTGGAATCTTTCGATTTGTCATCCGAACTTGCGGGATACATTCAAACTGACCCCGTCCCAGCGCCCTGACGATTCAGACGGCTTGAAAGAATGGGCTGTTTACAGCGTAACCCACGCCGGTTAAGCCCACCTATTCCCTGAAATTTACCCGCCTTTATGCCGCCTATTTCAGACGGCATAGGGCAAACTTCGCCCTAGTGTTTTCATAACTAATTGATTTTATTAGATTCATGTTTTGAAACACTGGAGGCAGAGCAAAGGATAAAACCATGAAACAGACCAATAAATCCGACCGTTTCCGCCGGTATCTTAACCGCGCCTTGCTGGTGTTTTGGGTGTTGCTTTTGGCTTTGGTAGTCCGAGCCTGTAACCAGCCCGCCCACGCTGACACGGATCAACTAGAGCAGGAAACGCCCGCAATATGGGAAACAGACCCAACAGCCGGAATTGTTTTAGAACCAGTATCAGAGGAGGCAGAGCAATGA